TTTTGTTTACAACGAGCCAAATGGTCAAAAGATTTGGGTAACTCAACTGTTAGACGGTACTTCAATTGACCCGCTAGATTTTGCCAGCGCCGAAGGTTCGCCTGATGGTGTGGTGGGGCTTATTTCTGACCACCGCGAATTATGGGTGTTTGGTACTGATTCGGTAGAAGTTTGGTACGACTCGGGCGCTGCTGACTTCCCTTTGCAGCGCATTCAAGGCGCGTTTAACGAAATTGGCTGTGTGGCTGCGTTTTCAATCGCCAAGCTGGACAACGGCCTGTTCTGGCTAGGCACAGACGCCCGTGGGCAAGGCATTGTCTACCGAGCCAACGGTTATACCGGCGTTAGGGTTTCTACCCACGCCATTGAGTACGCCATCGCCCAATACGGCAACATAACTGACGCTATTGCGTACACATATCAGCAAGAAGGCCATGCTTTTTATGTGTTGACGTTTCCCTCGGGCAACGCCACTTGGGTCTACGATGTGTCTACTCAAGTTTGGCATGAGCGTGCTGGTTTTGACGACGGCGACTTTATGCGGCACCGCAGCAATTGCCAATGCAACTTTGGCGGCAACATCATTGTGGGCGACTTTGAAAACGGCAACATCTATCGGTTTGACTTGGATGTGTACGCCGACAACGGCGGCATCCAAAAGTGGTTGCGCTCATGGCGGGCACTGCCGACCGGCCAGAACAATCTCAAGCGCACGGCGCATCACAGCCTGCAATTGGACTGCGAAACAGGTGTGGGGTTAAATCTGCAACCTGGATATGACGGCAACGAAAATATTGATACTGAGTCTGGGTTAAATCTTGTTGCCGAATATGTGCAAACGTACTTGGTCACGCAATCAGGCGTTACTTTAACTACCGAGGCAGGGGACGGTTTTGAGCCTTTAGGCCAATACGAACTGTCAGATACCGACATTAGCGGGTACAACTTAGTGACCACAGCTTACCTTGCTTCACCAGGCTACGATCCACAAGTGATGCTACGCTGGTCAGATGACGGCGGTCACACTTGGAGCAATGAACACTGGTCGCCAGTTGGCAAAATTGGTGCATACGGTCACCGAACCTTTTGGCGTCGGCTGGGCATGACTTTAAAGTTGCGTGACCGTGTGTACGAACTGTCAGGCACTGATCCCAACAAGATAGTTATCATGGGCGCGGAACTAATACTTAGCCCGACCAACGCTTGACATGGCTACAGGCAACCAAACCAACATTACGCCCCCGCGCGTGTCGTTGATTGACGAGCGCACGGGCGCGGTTTCGCGTGAATGGTATCGTTGGTTTTATAGCCTGTTTACTACGCTTGGCTCGGGCACAGGAATTATCCCTGTTGATTCTGGCGGCACTGGCTTGGGCACAATCCCGACCAACGGCCAATTGCTGATTGGTAATGGCACAGGGTATAGCCTTAACACGCTGGGCACCGGCGCAGGCATTTCAGTCACCAATGGGCTAGGCACGATTGTTGTCGCCAATACTGGCGTCTTATCCAACATTGCGGGCGCAGGCATATCGGTTTCTAGCGCAACAGGCAACGTAGCTATTACCAATACCGGCGTTCTATCCTTTTCGGCGGGCACTACGGGCCTTACCCCCGCCGCAACTACCACGGGCGCTATAACGCTGGCTGGAACGCTTGCAATCGCTAATGGCGGCACTAACGGCACATCTACACCAACGGCAGGCGCTGTTCCTTACGGTACGGGCACGGCCTACGCATTTACTGCTGCTGGCACGTCCGGCCAAGTGCTGACTAGCGCGGGCGCGGGCGTACCTACTTGGACAACGCCAACGACCGGCACAGTTACCTCGGTAGGGCTGGCAATGCCAGTGCAATTTACGGTAACTAATTCGCCGGTTACAAGTTCGGGAACGCTTACGGCGGCTTTTACCACTCAGTCGGCAAACGTTCTTTTTGCAGGCCCAACGTCTGGGGCGGGGGCCGTACCCACTTTCCGCGCCTTAACAACGGCTGACATTCCTGCGTTACCGTACGGTTCTGGCACTGTCACTTCGGTGGGGCTGTCGTTGCCGTCAATCATGGCGGTCACCAATTCGCCGGTTACTACTAGCGGCACGCTTACTGGTACTCTGACCACACAAGCCGTCAACAGCATCTTTGCTGGGCCTTCATCCGGCGCGGCTGCTACGCCAACTTTTAGGGCGCTGACAACGGCTGACATCCCCGCGCTGGCCTATGGCACGGGCACGGTCACTAGCGTGTCTGTTGTTTCGGCCAATGGTCTTGCCGGTACGGTGGCAACCGCCACTACCACACCAGCAATCACGCTCAGTACCACCATCACCGGCTTGCTCAAGGGCAATGGCACGGCTATCTCGGCTGCGGTGGCTAACACGGACTATGTGCCGTTGTCCACGGTCATAACCAAGACGGCTGACTACACGATCACGAACACGGACACTTGGATTATCAACAACAAGACCGGCTCGGCGTTGACGCTGACGTTTCCTGCGGCCTCGTCTTGGACTGGCCGCTATATTACGGTTAAGAATATGCAAGCCCAGGCAGTTAACTCGGCGTCCAGCAACATTGTGCCGATTGACAGCACCAGCGCCGGTACGGCGATATTGCTGGGTGTGGTAGGAAATTGGGCGACAATGGTGTCAGACGGCACCAATTGGATTATTATGCAGGCTGCGTCAAACAATAACCTGTTGCTGGAGTAACAGATGCCCGTAATGTCCGAAGAATGGCAGATAGCCAATCAAGAAAACAGCAAACGCTGGTTTTTGGGGAATCAAGACGCCATTGATTTTGTAAATCGGTTTTTTGACGCCGTAGAGTTGTGGGACGACTTAATTGACAAAGACGTAGAAATTACCGACAACCATATCAATCGCGTGTTTACATCCTTGATGTTTGCGCTTCCAAGCAACCCTTGGTTTGTGGCAAAGTATACTTACTACCAACCATTGATTATGGCGTCCATAAATGGGTTTCACGATGCCAATGAAATGTGCAACAGTAAAGAAAAACGTTTTCGTAGCCTTGCGTTTCACACCCGAAACTTTGGAATTGAGATAATTATTGCCACTGCATTTTTGTTAGGTGGGTATGACCACATGAGAAAAGTATCCCGCGAAATACGCGAATTTTACGCTTTTGAGGAGTTTAACGATGCCTAATCCAGTTGTAGGAGTAACCGCCGGAGCGTCACTACTTGGCGGCGCAATGTCCGCCCGTGGTGCTAGTCAAGCCGCCGATACACAAGCCGCCGCTGCTGATCGCAGTGCCGCACTTCAAAAGGAAATGTTTGATTTGCAACGTGCTGGTCAAGAGCCATTTCGCCAAGCTGGTTTAACAAGTCAAAATCGGTTGATGGAATTGCTAGGTCTTGGTGGCGACACTGGCGCAACGGGGTACGGCAAGTACGGTAGAGACTTTAGCATGGCAGACTACCAAGCAGACCCAGGCTACGCATTCCGTTTGGGCGAAGGCCAGAAAGCACTTGAACGATCTGCCGCTGCCCGTGGTGGCTTGATCTCCGGCGGGGCTTTGAAGGCCGCTACTCGTTACGGTCAAGATATGGGCTCACAAGAGTACCAGAACGCCTTTAATCGCTATCAAACAAGCCGCGCAAACCAACTTCAACCATTGGGCAACTTAATGTCTATGGGGCAGTCTGCGGCTTCTAATCAAGGCACGGCAGCGGGCAATTACGGCACCAATGCTGGACAAGCGTATATGGCTCGTGGGCAAGCAATGGGTGCGGGCCAACTAGGCATGGGCAACACGATAAGCAACGCGCTTGGCGCAGCGGCGAGTTCGTATCAAAATCAGCAGAACTTTAACGACTTTTTAAACCGCCAGCAAAGGCCGGGGTACGGCTATACATACGCTGACCCTTCTGCCGTAGGCCCAACTTATTATTCGGATAGGTAAATTATGGCTGATCTAAACGCACTCATTGCCCAAGGCGCTCAATTTCAAGCGCTGCCTGACCCGTTTGTTCAATACGGAAGAATGCAGCAACTGGAACAAGGCCAGCAAGCAAACCAACTAAACCGCATGAAGATGGAAGAAGCGCAGGCAGCGGCGGTAGAACGCAATGCGTTGCGTGGTCTTGACCCAACTTCGCCAGAATATGAAAATCAATTGTTTAAGGTAAATCCACAGATTGGTATTGCGTATCGTAAAGAACGTACTACTGCTGAGGCGCAACAAGCAACGCAAAAAGCACAACAAGCACAAGCCCTTAAAACTAACTTAGACAATTACCGTTCGTT